TGCTCGTCGGAGGAGGCGTCGGCCTCTTCCGGGAGGTTCTCGGGCGTGTCGTCGGCCTCTTCCTGCCCCTCAGCAGGCTCCGGAGGCACGATGTTGTGCACCTGGAGCATGTCAGTGGCGTTGATGGTGTGCCCCTCAGGATCTATGACCTCCGCCAGCCCATCCATCACCCACTGCTTGATGGTGTCTTGGTACTTGAAGAAGTCTTCATCCGAGAGCCCTGTGGCCCGAACACCTCTTCGCTTGATCTGCCGACCGTCTGGGAGGATGAGGCCCATACGGCGAACTTTCCGCCCTGCACGGGCTTCACGGGTCAGTTTCCTGCCCGCCATGTGTCGGATTAAGAACATAGATATCCTCCGAGGGTGAAGGGGAGCCCCCCGGAAGACGGAGGGAAGTCGGCCAGCCAGGGGGCTCCCTACCAGGTGGAGCCGAAGCCCACCATTGGTCATTCCGTGGGAACAACCAACGTGAGACCACCTAAGTGCCTAGTATACCTCGACATCCGGGAAAACAAGCCCGGCGTCCACGCGGTTGTTCTCGGCACCCAGGTCCTCCTCGACCACCGGGATGCGGGCCTCGTAGCCCGTGTCGGTGGCGGTCGGACGAACCGAACCGCGGTACAGCTCCAGCTTGCGCGCGCCCGCGATGTTGATCACGGCCATCCCGATGTCTTCCCAGCTCTGCCACTGGATCACGTTCGCGATCTTGTCGATGTAGAACTTGGTGTTGTTCAGGATGTAGAACTTGCCGTAGAACTGCGGCGCGGTGAAGACGTAGACATTGCCTGCGCGCAGGATGTCGGTCTTGATGGTCCGGATGACCTTGCGGCCGATGAGGGTGTTGTACTTGTACCCGTCGACCACGGTCTCGGAGCTGATCTTGTCGCCGAAGTCCTCGATGGTCCACTGAAGGATGTCATCGTGGTCGACCTCGGTGAGCAGGATGCGCTCGGAGCGCAGGCGGTTGCCGTCCAGCAGCTTCACCAGGTTGACGAAGTCCGGGCGTTGGATCGGGAAGACTGCGAAGTCCACACCGTTCGCGGCCAGGGCCAGCTCGCCCTTGATGATGGCCGGGCTGAGGCTGTTGCCGGCCCGGATCTCGGTGGCGTTGTGCTTGACGGTCGTGGTGGTGTTGGCCTCGGTCTGGAGGGCTTGGCAGCCCGCCTCGACGTGGCGCAGCCACTCGCGGTCCTCGATCTCCTGGATGTCCTTCACCGAGTTGTCCTCGATGACCTTGGTGATGGGCATCTCGTAGGCCAGCAGCTCCTGCTCCGTCTTCTCGAACCGCTCCGAGGAGATGGTGAAGAAGGGAACCGCCGCCTTGGGGGCGCGGATGAACCGGGCTGTCGGCTGACCACCGAAGGTGATTGCCATCGCGCGGCTCTGGGGTTCCACGTCCACGATCTTGACCAGGGTGTCGTGCTCGGTCGAGCGCTGGCAGTCGGCCCGGGTGACGTTGTCGGGTGGGAGAACGTGCCGCGCAAACGACACTTCCCGCAGGCGGTCACGAATCCATGGGCCGCCCAGCTGGGCGATCTTGGTCTTGCCCTCTTCCGTGTCCAATCTCTGATTGAACATCTCGATGGTTGCTTCTACGACGCTCATTCGTCTCTCCTTTCACGTAGTGTGAATCCTCATCTCAGTGGTGCCGGAGCACTACCGGGTCGAGAACCGCAGCCACCCGTTGTTATTCGCGGGGAGACGAGTCACGTACCCCACTACCTTTCCGGACGAGGCCTTGGCCAGGCCGCGGCGGCAGATGCCATCGCCGATGTCGACGTCCCACACCGAGAGCGCGTCGCCCAAGGCCAGGCCTGCGGCGTCCATGATCTTGGTGTCGGCCTCGAAGTCGTTCAGGAACAGGAACGTCCCCTTGCCGATGGACTGCATGTCGGTGCGGCCCGGGCCTTCGGCGAACATCGGGTAGCTGGGCACCGTCGCTTCGTCGCTCGGTGTGCCGGCCACGGCCGTGTTGTCGCCGCCTCGGGCCATCTTGTAGGCCGAGTCGAATTGGAACCACTCCCCGCCGGCGACGGGCCGGACGTTGGTGGCCTTGAGGATTTCTGGGTCCGCCAGGTCGAACGAGCGACGCTGGATGTCCGTGAACCCAGTGACGAGTCTGAAAGTGATCATGATAACCTCCTGTTACCGTTTAGGTGCAAACTCTACACCTGGTTCTCTACCTCTCAGCTACTCCGTGGGGTCTTCACCGTTGACGATGAAGTGGGTCAGGGCGTCCATCCCGGATCCCGGCTGCTCGCCAGGCTCACCGAGGTAGAACCCCTGCGGGGTAGCCATCTTGACCGCTGCCTCCTGCACGTCGAGGTCGTCCGCCTGCGACAGGGCCGCGAGCTTCTCCTCGAAGGTCAGGTCGGGGGACAATCCCTTATCCTCCATGACGCGAGCGATCTGCTCCACCCGAGCGTTCTTCTCGAGCTCATCGAGCTTGGCCTTCTGTTCCCGGCTCAGCTTGACGAGCGCTCGGATGGTCTCACCGGCGGTCTTCAGGAAAGCACCCGCCTCTTGAAGCCCAATCTCGCTCATCTCGTTCTCCTTTCAGAGGTTGGTGTTTCCTACTGCACCGGTACCTGACCAGGTGCGGGCGCTACCATTCCAGGCCCGGCCGCTCCTGCCGCAGGCTGCGCCTGCTGACCCTGGACCAGCTGAAGGGCTGCGTTCTGGAGCTGCTCAGGACCCATGGCTTGCTGGGGCATTGCCCCCTGCTCCATTGGGGCCCCGGGGGCGCCCGCTACCGTCTGTGCCGGCTGGACCATGTCACCCCCACCGCCCATAGCGGGAGCAGCAGTTGCCGCAGCCGCTGGGGGAGGAGCCGCCTGCATTCCCTGGGCCGCCTTCTCGAGCATGGCCTGGACGTACAGGGCGTTCTCCGGGGACTGTTCGGCGAACTTCTTCAGCATTGCTCGAGCTGCCGCGATCTTCACACCCGCCTTCGGAGTGTTTACCAGCGACTCCTGCAACACCTTGTCGTGCGCCGCCGACATAGCCGGCTCGGTCAGAACTTCGGAAAGGGCTGCGTGAGTGCTGCTCAGCGCCTCCCTCTTGGTTGCGTTGATGGCGGCGTCGTTGGACGCTACCAGGTTGCGGCCCCCGCCCTCCCCACTGGCCGGGGCGGTCTGGCGGGGAGTGTTCTCCCCTGCCTCGGAGCCCTGGGACTGGACGTTGGGGACGCCCGGGGCCGACTGCAGCGTCGGGTTGCTGCCAGCCTCGTTGGAAGCCGGGTTGTCCACGTCAGAGGCGCTCTTGAGGAGGGCCTTTGCCAGGGAGTGCGGGATCTGCCCATCCGAGGCTGCCTTGATGAGGCGGTTCTCGGCGGAGGTCTTCCTCATGGCCCCAACGGTCTGCCCTGTGGTCCCGCCCAGATGCTTTCCGGCTACGGCCCCGATGAGGGCGGTCACGGGGACCCCAATGGCGGCAGCGATAGCCTTCTGCTTGGTGGTGGGGGCGTTCTTCAGCAGCCCCTCCGCAGCGAGACGCTCCCCTCCCTTGAGGGCAGCCAGTAGCCCTCCGGCGGCGCCCAGACCAGCTCCCCCGATGGAGCCGATGCGCCGACCAGCACGTTCGCCAGAGGCCTCGTTCTTCGACTGAGCCCCCCACAGCCCGCCCATGGATCCCTTGGCCGCGAGCTTGTCGATGAGGCGGTTCACCGAGGACTGCTTGAGGACGTCATCGGGCTGCTCCGGCATCATCATCTCGGAGTTGGTCTCCATGGCGTTACCGGCATCGGCCGGAATCACCTTCTCCTTAGGGGTGGTCTCCTTCTCGGGCTTGTGAGCCGGGGTTGCCTCCCCGCTCTCGCCGGCATCCAGAGACTCGCCCGGGGCGTCTGCGGCCTCGCGCCGGAGCGCGGACTCGACACCCTGGACCGGAACGGCGGGGGGAACCTCGTCCCCAGCCATCTTGGCCATGAGCTGCTCGTGGATGGCGAAGTGCTCCGCCAGCTTCTCTGTCGCTGGACGGTCGTCCACGATGTCCGACAGGTTGTCTGCGAGGTAGTCGCAAGTTGCGGCCACCTTCAGCATGTCCTCGAAGCCCATGTCCACGTCCCCCGAAGCCTGCTTCTCGAACCCAGGCGGAGGGGTGGGGGACTGCGGAGCTTCCTGAGCGGCCTGCTTCAGCATCCGATCAGTATCAGCAAGCACCCCGTGGACCATGTCGAGGACTGTTCTCTGCTTGGTCATATCGTTCTCCTCTTACGTTCTCACCGGTGGCGGCGGCACAGACTTCGAGCTCACGGCCGAGTTGAAAGCCGCCGCTGGTGCCTGTGTGTTCACAATGGAGTAGTTGGTTCCCTTCTGCTGGGGCTTCAAGGAGGTTGAGGGCTTCGGACCAGATGCTGCGCCCATAGGGTTCGACTGGGCAAGCGGGTTCTGGGAGGTCTCCGGCATTGCAGCCGAGATCTTGACCAGCTCGTCCAGGAATGAGTGCAGCATCACGTTATCCATCCTCTAACCTGCTATCCCTCGGTACGCCCCGTACCCAGCCAGCCCCCCTGCCCCGGCCACGGCTGCCCCCGGAAGAATCTGCTTCGCTCCGGCACGTGCCAGGGCCATCCTCTTTGGACCAGCCAGCGCTATCTGCTTGCCAGCCTTAGAGGTCACAGTCCCAGTAGCCGCCCTGCCCAGGTTCTGGGCCCCGCGCGTGAAGCCCTTGAAGGTCTTCGCGAGGCCTGAAGCCAGGGGCTTGAATAACTGGCCGATGCCGCCCTGCTTCTCGATGGACTCGAGCTCGTCGAAGAAGGCGGCCATGGATGTGTCATCGAAGGTCATCCAACGATCTCCATATCAGATGCGAAGAACTACTCGACCGGGTAGCCGGCCTCGGCCAGGAGCTCGAGGGCTCGCTGATCCACGGCGGCTGCCAGCTTCTCTTCCTCGCTGAAGTCGTCCTCGAACTCGTACCCGGCCTCCTTGAGCATCTCGAACGCTCGCTGCTCCGCGAGCGCGTCGAGGGCCGAGCTCTGCTTCTTCTTGCCGAGGGCGTATGCCCCTCCTCCCAGCATCGCGGCAGGGGTTCCGTAAACGGCTCCCGTCTCGAGGGCGCCTCGGGCAACGCCCCTTCGGCCCATACTGCGAAGCTTCTTGGCTTCTCCCAGGCGCTGCGCAGCCAGAGTACCTGCCCGCTTTTTGCCAGCGGCGGACATGCTGCTCTTTCCGTACCCCTTGGCGGTCTCACCCATGGACTTCAGCCATTTGGACTCTCCCAACTGACCGACCCCCTTCCGGAGCCTTTCGCCCTTTGCCGCGCCCTTCAGAGCGTTCCAGGCCTTCCCGCCGATCTCCAAGGCCTTCTCCTTTGCGGAGGCCTCC